AATAGTAATCACAAATCCAATAATTGTTCCTAATAATATTTCCATAATTTTAAGTTTTAATTAACCTAGGGACATTGTTATATGAATATAAGTTGTTTACTATGCTTCAAACATTTCTATATAATCTAATCCTTCCATAAAATCACCTTGTTCAAATCTTTCTAAAGTTGTCATATCCATCCTCCATTCATAATATTTTCCATTTGAACCTGGAATTGGATATTTGGATTTTTCTTCTTCTGTTACAGGTACTGCTTTAACTGCTGACCATTTCCAACTTTCAGTTGAGGTGCCTTCTGCAAATACCATTCCTTTGGAAGGTAAGTTAACTGTTGTGGGGATCCAAACTTTATCTTCAGAGTCTGTAAAAGATAGATCTTTATGAAGCTCAGGTAAAACTCTTATTTGTTCTTCATAAAATTGTGTCCCTTCTTTCATCATGTTAGTAGTAGTAAACCCACACCCATAACATTGGTAAGTAGTAAAACCATTCATTACTTCAGTTTCATAACAGGCGTCACTCCCACAGTGTGGGCAAATTCCTAATTTATCCTTCATTTGTTTCTAATTTTTTAAGTTTTGGTAATTGGAGTTTAGGCAATTGGAGTTTAGGTAATTGTAATTGTACTTGTTTAGGAAACTCAGGAACATTTTTGTCTAAAAGTTCTCCTATTTTCTCCTTCATTTTCTCATAACTGAAATTTGATTTACTATATGAGGCTTGTTTATTAGCTTTGTCTTTAAATGGTTTATAGTTTTGATATAGGTTCATTAAGGTATTACCTACTTCTCCTACATGAACGCTAAACCATTTTCCTTCTCCTAATATCATATCTTTTACTTGGGCTGAGGGGTGTACAGGTGTTAATTCTCCTTTTAATAAAGTAGTAAATCCAGGTTTAAGAAAATCAATATGACCACTCCAGTTGGTTGTAATGATAGGTTTTTTAGTCAAGCTAAATTCAAGTAATGGTCTACCAAAACCTTCTCCTTTAGTTAGACTAACCATAGCCTTTACTTTTTTATTATTATAAATCTCATTCATTTCCTCATCTGTAAATTCACCATGGAGAAGATAAATATTAGGTAATGTTTGAGCATTTACTGTATCTTTTATTTGATGGATTTTATTTAAAATCATATCCCTATCCATATAAGAAGAACCAGCCCCACTTGTTTTCATAATAAGAGCAGGAGTATTTTTCTTATCTTTAAATGTTTCAAGAAAAGCTTTAACCATTAAACCTACATTTTTTCTATCCTCTCCTAACTGACCTTGCATCCAATGTCCTACAAATAAAAAAGCAAATGGTTCTTTTACATCATCCAAATTAATAGAGTTTTCTTTAGTAGGTAAATAAGTTTCTAAATCTACCCCTTCAAATACTACTTCAATTGGTTTTTGTAATTGAATAATCCCTATGGTTTGTTGAGTTTGAGGATGTTTTTGTTCAAAAGTACAATTCTCAAATACTGATTTAGCATGGTTTGAAGATACCCAAGTAACATCCATTCTATTTACTCCCTCAGTCCATGTTGGATGACATACAGTAGTTTCAATCCCAGCTGTAACTCCAATATTATATTTACCCATAGGTTGGAATTCATTTGGGATAGTAATCTGCATCCAAATGTCTGGTTTTTGAGTTATTTGGTTAGGTTCAACTAAATGATTTTTTAAGAAATCCCATTTAGAATTTTCTTCAATAAAGTTCCAAGGAGTGTTTCCCCATCTTTGAGGTAATACCTTAACCTCATATTTATCAAGTTCAATAATAGCTTTAACTATATCTCTTGAACGGGCCCCATACCCACTGTAAGTATCAATGGGACAACTTATTATAAAAACTGGTTTCATTAGTATACTAATTTATGTTTTGCTTGTTTGATTTCTTTTTCTTCTACCTTAATAAGTTCAAATTTTGATCTTGGTTTCCAAGTCTCAAATAACTCATTAATAGCTTGGATTATTCTTTTTCCTTGAATTTCAGCTGTAAATCCTGCTTCACTACCCATTGCCCAATTCCTAGCAGCCTCACCAATCATAGTTCTATTTAATTTATCTAAATTATAAACTTTATAAAGCTGATCTGCAGCATCTATAGCACTACATCTATCATCAAAAATATAAGGGGTAGCAGGACTTCCAACAATTGATATATTAGTTGGGTAAACTGGAAACGCCCAAGCCGCATGATTTTTATAGGTTCCTCTATGATTGGAGGGAACATCTTTATTAGGGGTAAACCATTCATTCTTCTCATTTGTAAATCTCATTTGATCTTGCATTCCTCCTGTTACATTAGCTATAATAGGACGACCTGCTAACATTGCTTCAGTTAAACTTAATCCCCATCCTTCATTAGAGGTTAATTGGATTTGAACATCAGCACAATTATATAACCAATTCATTTCTTCTGTAGAGTAGTTAGTCTCATCAAATATGATATTATATTTAGAGTCTTTACCACATAACATTTCTACTACAGCAGGTAAATCAGTTCCGTTGTTATCTACTTTTTGAGTATGGAGTAATAAAGCTGTTTTTTTAGCTTTTTCTTCAGGTAGTTTATCTACAAACTCTTTAAAAGCCCAAATGGTATCTGGAATTTGTTTTCGTCTGATGTTTCTAGAATTAAAAAATGCTACAAATTCAAATTCTTTTTTTAGAATTCTATTTTTAAACATCTTAAATTCTTTATACTTTTTATATGATGGGGTAATTGGAAAGAACATATTGTGGTTCAAACCATGAGGTACGTACTTAATAAGTTTATCTTGTGCTTTATCACCAAGTACTTCATTATTAATGAACACTGTTTGTTTAGAAATCCCTAACAACATATCACAACTCTCATAATAAGCTTTATTATAATGAGGGGCAGGTAAATCATCCCAAATGTTTAGATAAATAATAGGAATTTGTTTTCTGATTTCATTTTCCATTTGAAATAACCAAGTAAAATATCTTGGATCAGTAATAAGAAAAATAGCATCAGGTTTTTCAATTTTGATTAGTTGTCTAATTAAACTAGCATCTCCATAGCCTGACCAAGGGTAAACCATTACTTGAGCATCCTCAACTCCTGAGTTAAGAGAAGTATCCTTACTAAGGTCAATACGTTTACCTTGTTCAGGATGTTTAACAGCAGCTCCTACATTTACCCAATTAAAATGTTGGCATGTGTTTAAAACTATTTCTCTTGCAACTGTACCTACTCCAGAATGACTTCTAATATCATCACATAAAAGTAGAATTTTTTTCCTCTCTGAAGGAGGAACATAACTAAATTTTTCTTTCATTATTTACTATGCATTAATTTTTTAAATTCATCGTCTTCAAGATACAAATCAATAGCTTTATTTACTAATTTATTTAGTGAGAATTTTCTTCTCACACATTCTATCTTAAAATCATCAAACTTGTTAGGATCTACCTTAACACTAGTTAGTACTTGTTTTTTTTCTTCTGTCATAATAGTATATGTTTATATTTAATAATAAATATATAACAGATTTCAAAAACCACTACTTAGAACACAAATCTTTTCTTTCATTAAAGGGACACCATTGGCAAAGTTTACTTACATTTTTAGGATATGTTTTTTCTAAATGATTACCTTGTGAGTCAAAAGTATCTTTAATAAAAGTATTAAAGGTTTTAGTAGCTTTATTTAATTTTACTTTTCCAGCAGGTGGAATAAATTCTTGGATTCTAGAGATAGGAAAATCAGTATTTTCATAAAGTTTTCTTCTAGTAATAAAGAATTCTACTTCTATTTTATCTATAGGGATATTAAACTGTTCACTAAAAAATTTCTTATAAAGAATAAGTTGAAATTGTTTCATTTCATCTTTTTTAGTTTTATCATTCCACCCCCAAGTTGAGGTTTTAATATCATATAAATAAAACTTATCTACCTTTTCATTATATAATACTAAGTCAATATAGCCTTTAAAAACTAAATTTTTATTAGATTCTAAAGGTAATAAAATAGGAACTTCACAACCTACTAAATACCATCCTTTTTTAGTAAAATATTTACCTCTTTTATTTTTTATAAAATTAATAATTCCAATCCCATCATCAAAAAATTCTCTTAATTCCTCAGGGGTAGAAAAGTGAGTATTGTTATTACTTTTATATTGTTTTTTATACTCACCTATAAATTTATTTTGAAAAAAATCCGCAATCTCAATCTTATCAGCCTCGGTACCTGTTTTCTCATAAAACACAGTTAGATAATGCTGGAGGGCTTCATGTAAGGCAGTACCAAATAAAGCATGGATTGAAGGAGAGTCATCATAGTTACCTTCTTTATATCTGAGTGCCCACTTATGTGGACACCCTATATAAGTTGAAAATTGACTATATGATAAAGACTTTTGATATCTATGATCGACTTCAAATAGTTTAGATTTCTGTATCTTCTTTACTATCTCCGGAATTTGTTTCTTCTTCAAAATTAAAGTGGTTAAGGTTCATTAGGTTTTCTTCAATAAGAATTTGTTTTAACTTTTCAGCATATAAAATACCATCCATTAACTCTTCTTGAAGGTGGTTAAGCCAATCTATAGTAGCAAGATCCTTTCTATCTAAATTCGTTCCATATTTTTCTTTTCCCATTTCACTACGGGTTTGGAACTTTTGTATAATACTTCTTACAATACTATCCACGAAGTAAATCTTTACCGTTTAAATACTTATTGATCATTTCCAGTTTATCATCAGCATTAGCTAACATTTCAAGAGCTTTTTCAGCATCCTCAAACAAACCTTCAGTAGTATGTTCACCAATACCTGCTGCTTTAGTAGTTAAAATTTCTAATGAAGCTAAGGCTTGTGCTTTTTCTGATTCAGCCTTTTTTTGTAAGGCCTGTAGGATATAATGTTTTATATTCATTTTAATAATTTTTTAATTTCTTTATCATCAATTCCTCTAAGATTAAGTATTAATTTAAGATTATCCTTACCTAAAATTTCAATATATTCTTTTGCTTCTTTTTGTGAGACTTGAAAATGCTCAGCTATAATAGAAACCAATTCAATATTTGGACCTTTAATTTTAGATTTAATATACTTGAGCCATACTTTTCTTGTTGGAATCAAATCTTTATAAATATTATAATACTTTTCTTTTTCAGTATAAGGAATATTTTGAACAAAATTAACTAATTCAATATAATCTTTATCCATTGATAGAAAACGATTAATCATATAGGGATTAAATTCATCTTTATCCTTTTCACTGAATTCAGACCAATGTCTTTTACTAACTGTTATTTCATTTAACCAATCAAATAACGTCATACTGATCTCTTAATTCTGGTGGTAAAGTATCTTTTAGGATTTTGCCTGTTTCAGAATCATAAAATACTGGGATAGGCATTACAGCATCTTCGGAACTGTTAGTAACAAAACGAGATACTTTACGGAGTACAAATCCTTGTTTCCAGATGTCTCCTCCACTTTCAGTTTGTACTGAAGTTGTTGATTTTAGGTCAATTTGTGGTTGGTTTTTAATTTGTTCTTTTTTCATTATTTTAATTGGATTAATTTAGCTATACAAGCCATTACACATATTTCTTGATCAATTCTAAAATTCTTATGGTAAAGATATTCTTCAATTGTAATAGTAGCTAAGGCAATATTTTTAGTATATTCTTCTGCTCTATCATATAATACTCTATATAATTCATCAAAGTCATTAACATTAGCATTAGCAATCACTTGTCTGATTCCACTAAATGATCCTTTTTTAAGCAATTTAATAACCTCATCATGATAAGTAGATGATACAAGTGCCTGTTTATCTAAAACTAAATTTCCATCTTTAGCAGATATTTGACAAGTGTTAATTATTTTTCTTAAATCAGGATAGTGATTTTCTACTAATATCTTTAAATCATCTTCTGTATGTACTACTGATTCTTGATGAAGAATATTATGAGTATGTCTAGCAACCTCTGATTTTGAAGGAGGCACAATTTTAAACACATGGCATCTAGATTGAAGTGGATCAATTACTCGTTCTAGAAAGTTACAGGTTAGAATAAAACGAGTACTTCTTGAAAAAGTTTCTATAATGTTTCGAAGTGATGCTTGCGCATTGATTGTTAAGAAATCAGCTTCATCTAATATAATAACTTTTAATGGTTTAAATGAGGCAGTAGATGCAAATCCAGATACTTTATCTCTAATTGTATCAATACCTCTCTCATCAGAAGCATTAATGTAAAGATAATCACAATCTATATTCTTAACAATAATTTTTGCTAAAGTAGTCTTACCTGTACCTGCAGGACCATAAAATATAAGATTTTGAATATCATTTGTTTCGATGTATTTAGTTATAGTAGATTTAATATTTTCATTACCTACATAATTTTTTAATACATCAGGACGATATTTTTCAACCCATAAACTGTTTTCCATAACTTGAATTTTATTTAATATAAAAAAAGAGTTGGCCGAAGCCAACTCATTTTAAAACATTCCTCCCATATCTAATGAAGATTTTTCTTCTTCTGGTTGGTCTACTATCACACACTCAGTAAGTAATGCTGTTCCTGCTACTGAGGATGCATTTTCAATAGCACATCTAGTAACTTTAGATGGATCAATAATGCCTGAGGTTAAAAAGTCAATGTATTTAGAAGTTTTAATATCAAATCCAATATTAGAATCTTTTTTTCCTAAACATCTACTTTCAATTCCATAAATCTCAGCATCAGAAATTCCTGCATTTTTAAGAATTTGTCTAAATGGAGATTTAATAGCCTCTTTAACAATATTATATCCAAGTTGATAATCTTTTGTTGGAAGTTGTTTGTTCATCATTTTAGAAATGTTTAACAAAGCAACACCACCACCTGATATAATACCTTCTTCAATAGCAGCTTTTGTAGCATTAAGAGCATCATCAACTCTATCTTTAGTTTCATTCATTTCAGTTTCAGTGTTTCCACCTACATGAATCACTGCTACACCACCAACCATTTTAGCTAGTCTTTCTTGAAGTTTTTCGATTTCAAATGATTAATTTGATCCTTCAATTTGATTTTGAAGTGAAGTAATTCTACTTTCAATATCCTCTTGTGAACCAGCCCCATCTACAATAGTGGTTGTTTCTTTAGTTACAGTTACTGTACGAGCTTGACCTAACCATTCCGGATCAAGTTTTTCTAACTTCATACCTTTATCTCTATCCACAACTACACCTCCAGTTAGAGTAGCAATATCTTCTAAGATCAAAGTTCTTCTGTCTCCAAAATCAGGAGCTTTAACAGCACATACATTTAGAATACCTTTCATCTTATTTACAATAAGAGTTGCTAATGCCTCACCATCAATATCTTCTGCAATAATCAATAGAGGTTTACTTTGTTGAGACATTCCTTCTAGTAAAGGTAACAAATCTTTAACTTGAGTAATTTTACCCTTGTTAATAAGAATCATTGGTTTTTGTAGAGTACAACTTAAATTATCATTATCATTTACAAAATAAGGAGATTTAAATCCTCTATCAAATTGCATCCCTTCAACTGTTTCAAGATAAGTTTCTCCTGTTCTTGATTCCTCAATAGTAACAACCCCATCACTTCCTACATTTTTCATAGCAGTTGCAATAAGTTCTCCTACTGTATCATCATTATTAGCTGAGATAGTAGCAATTTGTTTAAGTTGGTCCTCAGATGAAATGTCTTGAGAGATACTTTGTAGATGATTTACTACCTCTGTAACAGCAATATCTACACCTCTCTTAATTTCTACAGAATTATGTCCTTTATCACTATAAGCTAACCCATTGTTATAGATTTCTCTTGCTAACAAAGTAGAAGTAGTAGTACCATCTCCGGCTTGTTCAGCAGTCTTAATCGCTGCTTGTTTAACCATCTGAACTCCAGTATTTTCAATCTCATCTTCAACTTCAATAGCTTTTGCTACAGTGACTCCATCTTTAGTAGATTGAACTCTACCTCCATTATTAATTACAACATTCCTACCATTAGGGCCTAATGTTGTTACAACAGCATCCGCTAGTTGGTTAATACCTTTTTGTAACCCTTTTCTAGCTACTTCATCAAAATTAATTAATTTTTTACTCATTTATCTTCATCTTTAATAATTGCTAAAACTGTATTCTCAGAACAAACATAATATTCTTCCCTATTAATTTCTACTTTAACAGGACTCATTTGAGGTAGAATTACATTCTGTCCTACTTTAAGTGTGGTAGGAATAAACTCACCTGTAATAGAATATTTCCCAGGACCCACACCTACAATTTCACCTGTTAGGTGTTTTTCTTTCCCCATATCTGGGATTACAATTGAACCAAATTTTGATTCATCTTCTTCTTTAGGTTTGACAATAACTGCATCAAACGTTGCGTTTAACTTCATAGATTAAGTAGTTTATTTATATTATTTGTAACTTGATTATACTCTTCTAAGTATTCTTTAATAGTAGTAGCTTGGGTATCTTTCATAGTATCTCTAATCATACATTTTAAAACACTTCCCATATTACTACAATGACCGATTGCTATATCATATCCTTTCCCACTATCACCTGATATTACTGTTTTATATAATGAATAATTATGTTCATCAATCTGAATAAAATAAGGATGTAGGTTTGGATCTTTGATGTGCTTCATAACTTTGTTAGATTTTTATTTGTGATATAAATATAATGATTTATTTTGGAAAAGCCAAGCTTAATAATCTTGTCTTCGAACAATATAATAATGACTTTTTATATCTTCACCTTCAAAATCAATTTTTAATAATCCTTCAATATTCATTTTAACATGAACTGAATCACAGTCACGGTTAGCTCTGAATATGTTTTTAAAAATCTCTGATGAAAATGGGATATTAAATTCAGTGGTTGGTTTCAAAACTGTAATATCTTCTAAAGGATAAACAATTTTATTAGCATGTTCTTGATTTTCTCCAAACACAAATTCTAAAGAATCATCACCTGCTATAGTTTCAGTTTTATTTAAACAAACTGTATTTGAGTTAGATAAGGCTTCAATAGCTTTAATAATAGATCCTACTTGTTCTTGATTTAAAGAAAACTCAATATTATATTCTTGATCACTTACATTTCCAACTTTCTCAATTAGTAAAGGATCAGCTAATGAATAATGTAGGTTATAATGGATATCAGAAATTAGAAGTTTATTTTTAACAGGCTCAATAAGTACCTCATTAGTGGTGATAGCTAATAACTTATTAAATTGTGAAGTATCAAATATAGCTAACTCACAATTTTTAACATCAAACTTATCAAATTCAACTTTACCAATCATATCTCTATTGGGAGACATAAAATCAATAGATAAAGTATTGTCTTTTACTTTCCATTTAACTGATTCAACTAAACCACTTAAATAATACTTGGAAATTACTGATTGTAACTTATTTTTATTTATCATTATTAAAAGTTAAAAAATTTTGTTTTATAAGGATTTAAATTCAAAACCCAACCTAAGTCACTATAGAAACCTTCTAATTTATTTACTACAATGGTTTCAAATGATTTTCTTCTATCAATATATTTTATTAAAAACTCCTTAATTTTGTCAGGCATATCAAATTCTAAGAAAGCTAATTTTTCTATTCGATAAGGATTGTCTTTTAAATATACCCATTTAATCTTATCACCTTGAACAATATTGCTATGTTGTTTATTTAAGTTCCACAATCTTAGTAAATCATTATACCTAATAGCAGAGGTTACATTAGCTGGGGCTCCTTTAATTAATGGAGATAAATACTCTCCTGCTTTTAATTTACCTACATAATTATTTAGAGTTTTTACTGAGGTTGGGTTTCCTAAAAGTGTAATATCAATATCAGAATTTACAATCTCTTCTTGGAAATCCAAAACTAACTTATCAATCTCACTTTGAGGAGTACCTTTTAGTACCTTTTCTAGAATCATCTTAAAAAACTTTCCAAACACAGGTGGAAAATTAGTTTTCATAAACTCCAAACCTTTAACATCAAGTGATTCTTTATCAATACCTTCTTGTTTTGTAATCCATTGAGCATACCTACGAGTAGCTCTAAAATAAGCTGATCTAATAACACACTCAGTTTTCATCTCCAGTCTATGAGAATCTACATTAAAACACTCTTTAGCTAACTGATCATAATACCCTGTAATAATGTCTTGATATTTTAAAGCTACTTTTTCTAAAGCATTATCTTTTTCTTCACTTGACATTTCATCAAAATTAGGATGTAAATGTCTTAATAAGGGTTCAGCATGTATGTAGATAGAATCTGTATCTGAGTAGGCACAATAGTTTGTATCTTCTTTATCACATATCCACCATGGAGTTTCTTCAATATGTTTCATAACTCAATTCCTTGTTTTATAACTTTATTAATATGTCTATTGGCACATAAAGCACTTTCTTGGATAATTCGCTGACCACTTAGAGTGATGGCTTCACTTAAAATAACACTACCATATCTAAAACTTTTTAAAGCAGTTGCACCATACAATGAATTTAATAAGATTTTCATTGTATACTGTTTTAAGTGATTTAACTCTCCATTCTTAGTATCACCTCCTTTATAAGCCTTTTTCATCAATTTTTTATATTCAACCCTTTCATTAAACCAAGTATCCAATATTACACTTAATACTGATTTTTTATCTTTTCTAAACATAACCCCATTTGCTGAGATGGCTAAATTATTTGATTGGATGGTTTCAACTATTTTTCCACATTCCATATATGTTGTTTTGCCTTTAGTATTTTCGACTGGGAGCTTTTCTGTTGGGTCTTTCTTTTGTAAGTCATTCAATCCCAGCCTATTATTCCTATCATTATACAAGTCTAATACTCTACCAACATATGTTTCTTTACCAATATTCAAAGACATAATAATTGAAGGATATAGTGAAGTTAAATCTTCATCAAACATATACTTGTATAGACCTGCTTTAGGACAAAATAGATAACCACCTGCATAATTCTTTTTAATTAGTGGGTTTTGATCTCTTGAAGGTGGGATGATGTTTTGACTTAATAGATAAGATGAAATGGCTCCATCATGTACTTTACTTGAGGCATAAACATCTGAATAATTAATTTTCCCTTTATGGGATAGATTTTTAGTTAAAGATAGATATTGAGATTTTTTATCCCATTCAACCATAATTTCAACATCTCGAAAGTTATAATCAACAAACTTATTAATGTCTTCTTGAAATAGTCTATCTAAACTTCCTTCATATTCAATCTTTTTTAGACCAGCATATTTTTCTCCTAAGAAATCTAATTTATAGCTAGGTTCATCTTTCCAACTATATTTTTTATGCATTAGCATATAGTCTAAACATTCGAGTCCTGCTATTTGTAGGTATTTATCTTTATTCCATTGACTAACATCCCTTACTATTCCTATAGGTGATAACATATTAGCCCAATCCTCACCTAATACATTAGAGATACGATGATATAGATAGGGGATATCAAAATAATCACTATTATATCCTACAAGTATATCCGGATCTATGGAGCGGATTAATTCAATAAACTTTGAAAGTAGTTCTTCTTCTGTTTTAACAGGTATGATATGTTTATTTCCCTGTTTTGTTCTTTGAAGTTGATTTTGACCATCTAAAATTAAAATACCCCATTGATCTTTTTGTTTGAAATACCAAGCTATAGAAGTAACAGGCTTAGGAGCACTTTTGATATATTCTTCTGTTAAGGCACCTCCCATTTCAATCTCAATATCAAAAAATACTTCTTTATGTGAGGTGGGAATATTATCATCTACTCCATATCTTTCAATTAGAAACTTTTGATATGGAGTCATATCGTGGAAATGGAGATTATCCATATCTCTATACCACTCCTTAACCTTTTTTAAATATTCACCATTTAATCCTTTATATGAGGCTTCACTTTTAGGACATTCAATGTAAGCAGTATTTTTCCATAAAATTTCATCATAACCACCATCATCCCATAAGTGGATTTTGTATTGATTTTTACCAATACTTTGAGCGAAAACTTTTTTATACATATAACTTATTTTTTAATAGTAGGAGTAATTTTTACTTCATGTACTTTAGGTTTATTTTGTTCAAAAGCAAAATTAGCAGCCAATACTAAAGATATGGCAAGAGGGTCGAAAACAAAAACTATTATTAAAAGAAGATAATTTACTACCTTATCCATTTCAACACCCATCAACCCTGAAATATATTTGAGTGGGCCTAACTCACTTGCTATTTCGCTTGAAGTTTGAACCTCTACTATTTCTGTATCTAGATCAAATATTTGTTGATTGAGATTATCTACCTTGCCGTTGATTTCAGTTTGCCTTTCTATGGCTTGATCTAGTTGTTTCTCTAATGATTTACGAGTTGCAGAAGAGGTAGTAGTGATTACTTGTCCATCCGCATTAGTGTATTGTATAACATTGTTTGAGAGACCTTCACGTAAAGAGGTAATTGCTGTGGTAATGTTGGTTTTCTCTTCTGTGTAGACTGCTAGTTGTTCTTGGTAGTTGGTTTTTTTCCTTTCTAAAAGCTCAATTTGGGAAGAAATATTTCCCTCCAAAGTGGCTGTTTGT